TCTAAGATGAGAAGTTTCATTTTTTATTCTTTAACTTAAAAGCAGCATCACCAAGAAAAGAACCGACTGCAAGCACAAGTACTTTAGCATAAGCATCACGACTTGTACTTTCCAGTTCTACTTGACCTTCTGTCCTAATCGCAACAGACTCAATGGCAGAAATCATAAATGCTGCCCAGATAATAATGAATAATCTAACAAGGTTAAAATAAATCATTCTACTAAGGTTCCTTTCTCCCTTCTAATTTGACGTAATGGTTCCCAGTCTTTATCTTTGGTTCCACCATCATAAGCAAGAGCATAACCCTCAGTAATCATTTGTTGATTGAGAGGAACATCTTCACCATTGATATAAAGTTGCCCAATAATTCTTCCATACTTCTCAGTAGAGTCTGGAAGTTGTGTGCGAATAATAATGACTTTTGCTTCTTCTAAACGATGCTTCAACCAATTTTTAGCATCCAATCCAAGTTCTTTTTCTGCTTTATCAGTTGTTCTGCTCTCTGGGGTATCGACTCCAGCAAGACGAATTCTCTTTGTAAGACTAATATCAAACCCCAGATCAATGTCGGCATCAATAGTGTCACCATCTACAACTCTACCAACTGATTTAATTCTATAAATATACGGATCTTTATCGGACATTAGAAAGGAAGTTTAAACTCTTTCGTATTTATCTTTGGAATAGGTAGTTTTTCAAATGCTTTATTAACCTGATTTTCTACAACCTTTCCAACAAATTCTTCTGGATTATCCAAAATCTTTTGTGCTTTCTGATAGGTGATGTATGCTCCTACACCAATTGCAGCACTAATGCTTAGACTTGTGATTGATAGTATCAGACTTAAATTTTTCATCGTTCATCTCCTCGTGTGCTAACTTTAATATGTAGTAAATGATGTATGCGGTAAAAGCAAGACCGCAGGATAATATTATTACAACACCCCAAGGAAATTGATCCATCAATACTTACCTTCTGTACAGAACTGAACTTTCTTATTTGGATAATAAGGATATAAACCATCTTGTGGTTTCATCCATCCACAACCAATTAACCAATCTTTTGTAAGTGGAGTTGGAGTAACCTGTTCCCACAAGGGTTTCTCTGCTGCCATTTCAAGATATCTAGCAGTCTGATTAGATTGCTCTTCTGCCCAGTTAGCATCTGCTTCCCAAGGAACAGCACGACTTTGCATCATAGATTCATAAGTAAGTTTAGTTTGCTTCATAACCCAAGCAGGTATTTCACTATCTTGATGAACTTGTGCCATAAATGCGGTATGTAAACCACCGCCCATAGCATCTTGAACAACGTGCCAACCTTCGTGCCTTAAAGTTCCAAGAAACTCTCTTTCATCTTGAAGAAGAGTTTCATTAATAAAGAAACGATTATAGTTTGGTTTATAAAGTCCTACGGTTCTTGGAGTAAAATATCTAGATGGAGCAACATAAACAGGAACTTCAAGTTTATTCAGAGCATTTACAATTCTAACTATTTCTTCTCTAAATGGATCAAAGTCTGGACTTTTTAAAAACTCAGATTCTGCTGATAATTTTTCGATACCCTCCGTACATTCCAAAAGTATCATACAACCCATTGCTTCAAGGCTATATGGTTTTACAGTTGGTTGTTTAGGTTCCAATGAACTTGCAATTGCTGGAACTGTTAAAGTTAATGATAATCCGATTGCTGTGAGGATTTTTTTCATTCATCCCACCATCCTTCTTGTTTATGAATCCAGACTTTCAAATCTTTTACATACTTTCTCAAGATCTGGGCCTGTTCTTCATGCCAAAAATCACCCGTCTCCATATGAAGGCGGGTGTGATTATCTATTGCTTTCAGAATGTTGTGGATTGGTCCGTTCCAACACTCTCTCTTAGGAGTATTCCATTCTCTGGGCATTTGTATTCAACCGTGTAAAGTTGTCCATTATGAATGTAATCAACATTGCATAAATTGGGTCCAATTATAACATTACCAGCAATAAAAATTTCCAGTAACATTATTTTTTCTTCCCTCCATTTTTTGCTTTTTTAGCAGTTGCATTGCCAGAATTCTGCTTCTTATTATTAGCAGAACCAGCACTACCCTTTTTACCTTTGTTAGCAGATTTTGCCATCAGAGATCTCCTCTTTGGAATGGTTTTTCTTCATCAACTTTTGCTTCAAGTGCTTCAACTCTTTCTTCAAGAGAAGAATCCGATGCTTCAGAATACCCAGTATTAACTAAAGGTAATTCTTCAGTTCTTTCTTGAACTGGTTCTTCCCAAACTGGATCTGATGATGCAGGAGGTGTAGGTGGAGTTTCTACAAACTCTTCTCTTTTTGGTTCTGCTTTTTTCTCATCATCATCGTCACCTTTCTTCATGGTATTAATACCAAAAGTAGCAGCGGATGCTGTAAAGACAGTCGCAATAAATGTTGGATCCATCTTAGATAAAGCACCTGCATAACTTGCAGTCAGAAGAGCAGCAGCCCAACCAAGAATAGCAACACGGATCACTGTGTTCATACAAGTTTCCCTTTTTTTAGTTTTGTTGTCCATTTTAGGTAGTAAGTGAAGTTAACCTTTTTTCCAAGATTCACCTTCTGCTTTTCTCCTACGTGCAAGTCCTGCTTCTACATTTGAACCAGGATTTCTGTATAGGTATAAAGCATCGGGAACTAAGTCCCATTCTTTATTCTTCAAGCGTTTAGTAATAGTATTAAAGTTATCACCACCGTAAAAACCGGCACCAAGATTATAAGCAAAGCTGAGCAGAGCGCCTCTTTTTCCATCTGACATTTCATTCCAATGTGGGATTTTACGGAGTGCAGGAAGGAATTGATTCTTGCACTGACTGATTAATAATTCGTCTGCTTCTTGCTGGGTAATCTTATCACCCATTTGGAATGGTTGCCCATTCTTATTTCGGGTAGAACCCCAACCGATTGTAATTGGAAGTCCACCAGTTAAGGGATCAGGATATGCTGATAAATGACATCCTTCAAATTCCTTGATTAATTTGATACCCATCATAGGGACATCATCACCACCACTTGCGACAGCAGGAGCAGAAGCACCGCCGCCGCTAGTTACTTTCCCAGAGATTTACCACAATGTGGACATACATCTCCAGCAGGAGCAGAAGAACCAGCAGATGATCCACCACCCTTACCTCTATAAATTTCCGCCCAGTCTGCGTTATCTTCAAGATAATCATTAGGAAGATTATCTTCTAACCACTGAACTGCTTTAATATGACTTGGGTTTCTATCGTCATAAAATTTAAAAAAGTTATGTAAATCAACTCTTGCCATCGTTTCCTCCGAAATACTTTTGATAGAGTTCGTTTGCTTCCTTATGCTTTCCGTTATCAGCAAGATCCTTAATTACCTTAAGCATCTTAGCTTTAAAATTAGTCGAAGATCCTTCCCCACCCATCATTGCCTCCTGGACACCAACGGTGCTTAAGAACTGCTTTGGTGTAAATGGTCTTCTTACCGTTAGTTACAGGACCTGAATAATTATCATTTAAAGAACCATAAGGATCATTTACATAATATCCCTTCCCATCTGGTGTCTTACCGATTACAACACACATATGCCCACCAGTAGGTGCAGATAAAGAACCCCTGTGCAGAATACCAATAACAACAGGTTTGCCTCTATCAAGGCTTTTATCAATATCAGCAAAAGAAAGATTGTAGCTAAAGTGTGACTTAACTCCATAACCCGCCAAAACTTTTGTCTGTACGGAGTGATCAGTCGTATCACCAATTGCGAATACTTTTTTAACGTATTCATCATCACCTTTAATGCTTCCTGGCTTGAGGAATGCAAGGCACATAGCGCACGATGAAGAGTTGCAAGTTCTATGTGCATCTCTATAATTGTCTACCTGATTAAAATAAGGAACATCTAAAACTGCAGGTGTTGGTGGAGCAGTTCTAAAAATACTTACCCAATCAGATTCAGAATCATCTAAAAATTTTTCTGGTAGGTTATCTTCTAACCACTGAACTGCTGCAACATGGTTGGGGTTTTTATCATCATAATACTTAAAAAAGTTATGAAGATCTAGGGTCATCTTCCTCTCCTATAAATTCTAATGAGAAAATATCATGCTCTAGAATATCAGGATTCAACCATTCACCAAATTCAGATTGAATCGCATGGGCATCTTCAATATTTTCTTCAGAGAGAGTATGAATACGATCAATTGCCCAATCGTAAGACTCTTGAATTGTTGTTTCAAGTGTAGTCATAGTATTTAGAAGATTCGTTATTTTTTTAACTCTACCATGTTTGGGATTTGAAGCCAAGTCTAAATAATTAAATAAAGAATTATTATGGATTGGCAATATAATGGAGAAGTCTTTACCGATGTTCCCAAAGGAATGGAAGGGTTTGTTTACATAATTACAAATCTTACGAATAACAAAAAATATATTGGTAAAAAACATTTTTGGACTAGACAAAAGAATAAAAAAACAGGAAGAAGAAAGACAGAAGAATCTGATTGGAAAAATTACTTTGGTTCTTGTGATGAACTCAATGAAGATGTAAAAAAAATAGGTAAAGAACATTTCCTTAGAGAAATTCTTTACCTATGTCCTCATAAGAAA